CCCTGCTTGTCTATAGTCTTCTGCGTATTTTATTGCTATATGGAAGTTGCTGTCGGGGCCGGATAGTTCTGCTGCTTGTTTAATAATTTCTTCGGAAATAGTTTGATAAGTCATAGTTCTATTCCTTCTAAAGGGTTACCATACTCCGTCTTCTATTACCCACGCGCGACCATTCTCTATAAGTTTACCAATACAATCATCACAAACATTACCAGTCTTATATTTATCCTTCTTCAAGGCAAACTTTTGCATATCGTAGAAAGAACCATACTGAGCAATGATATAAAAATCTCCATTCATTAGATAGAGAGTTGCGGCACACCCATGACTATGTTCCATGTTTTGTTTTGTTGAAGAATAGAACTCTTGTTCACAGGTGTTACACTTCATCAGTCCCAGAGCCCCCGATAATATTTGCCAAATAGACGAAAACCGTTTTGTATGCGGTCATTAATTACCTTGCGTTCAGCAAACTTTTCATCATCCCAACCTTCAGGCTCACGCTTGTAGATTTCCATTTCCCACTCTTCATCAAGTTCCATTTCAAAAGCATAGATCATTTCATCCATAACCCAATTCCAACGAACATGAATAGTGTCATCAGGATCCCAGATTTCAGTCTCACGAATATCAGGATCACCCATCTTAATACGATCTGCGTTAGACCGAAGATGTTCGGGCACATCTTCATCATCAGTATAAGGAGAACCGTGTTTGGTAGCTTTAAGTTGGATCAACATTGGAAGAACAAGAAGCGCAAGAGTATGATTCATATTCCAAGTATCATACTTATCAATACGAATTTTGGTCTTGCGTTTCTTCTTAGAATAAGTCCATTCACAGATACGACAAAGGGTGTCGCTCTTTGCAAGCCACTCACCAAAATTGTGAACGCGGCTATCTTTATTCTTGTCCATCCAGAACAGTAGCTTTTCAGCAATCTGGTATGGGCCGATCCAATCACGATATGGGCCGATATAGACTTTCATTCTTTAATTTCCTGCTCTTCAATAACCTTATTAGCAGATTCAATAAGAGTTGCCAAAATACCCTTTCGCGCAAACACTAAAAGAGTTTCATAGTCCATAGTCACGGTAACAGTTGCACTACCGTCTTCGTTTTCAACAAACTCATCTAGGGTGAAGTGATCCATTATGTTGGGCTTCCTGACTTTCCAAGTGCCTTGAGTACAGTGTCCGAACTAGTTGACTGACAGGTGTAAAGCACCTTGCCAGAATTTGTACCAAGTTCAAGCTGCTTCTGGTTCACAACTGCAATACCAGATTCGTTGCAAGACTGCTCGTTATTGTATTGGGGATCTAATGGAAACTGAACTTCGGCATAAACATCGCCGTTGCTCATAATGGTAGTCAAAACGATAAACCAGATCATGTTATACCTCATAATAATGGAGCGGGATACGAGATTCGAACTCGTTTCACTAGCTTGGAAGGCTAGGGCACAACCCATATACCAAACCCGCATTCTTTGTATTTAGTCAATTAATTTAGAAATGCCAATCAGTTCAGGAAACTTTCTTTCAAGAAGAACCAGTGCTTCTTTACGGTTGCCTTGATTCCAATACTGTTCAACGGAAGTAATGTCAGGTTCTTCTTTTCCAACATAGAAGCCTCTATCTTCAAGTTCATTGATCAAATCTTCTTCATCTAGGTCACCAAAATCAACATCAACGTAAACAGTCTGTTCAAAAGTAGGCATTAGATTTCCTCTGTGTGTGTTTCAGTATGGATACTATACTACGGAAATCACACTAAGTCAAGTGAAATCATCTTCCTCTGCCTGTTGGTTTCTTTGGCATCTTTGGAACGTTTCCTTGCTGTTTTGGCGATTTCACGTTTCCGTTCTTGGGTGGCGTAGAACCACTCGGTGATCTCCTCAGCCGTGCGGCCGCATCCGCGGCATATTCTTTGATCGTCTTCATATTCACATACCTTTGTACAAATGGAATTATTCATTATTGGTCTACATAATAGGATGATGTATATCCAGCAACATGTCCGCCAGCATTCAGTCTGTCAAATTCCAATAGCTTGTCCTTAGGCACATTGAAAAAATGAGCATGTTCTGTATCAAATCTATGCATCGATCCTCTTATCATATATTCTAAGTTTTTATCCAATATTTCAAGATATTCGTCTGTCATGGATAAATTCCAAGAATATAATAGTGTTTCTAGAATATAAGGAGAGTTGTATTCTTTCTGTATGGATTCATCCATCCAACTCTTTGTTCTTTTCCTAAACACAAACTTGCCTTCAGCGTCTTTATAATCATCCATTGTGAAGTTGTCTAAAAGTATATATCGACCACCAAGTTTGAACATTCTTCCAGGTTGATTCAAATCCAATTCAGTTTTTGCAAACTCGATACCCTTCTTTACCAAATAGATTTCACCAAAACTCTTTAAACCTCTTTGATTAAACTCTTGAGCATTTGGGTCATCGCTGTAATCAAGATAGTAATCCACATGTGAAGCAAGTTCATCTTTTTGTGTAATCGATAATCCACCAATAGAGCTATCGCAGAAAATTATTACAGAATCAGGAACTTGCTTTTTTATGCTTTTAAATGTATCAAACGTCAATCTGTATCGATCTTCAAATGGCAACATGCCGATCAACGATTTAATACAAGATGGGACTATAAAAACGTTCATTCAAATTTTCCTACAACAGACACGATATGATCCAAATCATTTTGATTCAACCACCAACCATTTGGAATACAAATCTGCGTTTCAGTAAAACTTGTTACTCCTGGCAAATCTCCTTCGTGAAATTGTGCTGTGCTATCATATTGATCATTTCTAAAATGTACAGGACTTGAACTGATACCATTATCAAGCAAATGCTTTTCAAATTCTTTCTTTCTACCATTCAACACATGCATACTAAACAACCAGAATGAAGTTGTGCCATCAAACTTAGGAAGAACAATTTTATCATTCTTGATATTCTTTATAAGATATCTGGAATTTTTTCTACTTCTTAGAACGGACTTTCTAGCTTCAGGTATGTTACTGATTCCAATAGAGGCACTAATATCATTCATATGATACTTGAATCCTGCAGTCTTAATGTTTTGAGTGCATCTGAAGGACTCACTCTTAGTGCGATCTAAACCAAACCATCTCAGTAGTCTAGCTTCCTTTTCTCTCTCTTCATTTGGACATACAACCATGCCGCCATCACCACAAGTCAAGAACTTAATAGCTTGGAATGAATAGCAGACATAATCACCACGTTCAACTGTCTTCTTGAAGAAAGAATCCCAAGTATGTGCAGCATCTTCAATGACAGGAACACCAAAAGCTTTTAGTTTCTTATAGTCGCATAGTTTGCCTGCCCAGTTAACAGCAATAATAGCCTTTGTCTTAGATGTTATTAGCTTTTTCACGCTCTTAGGATCAATCAATCCTGTAAGCGGATCAATATCTGCCCAACGAATACGCGCATGACGGTGAATGGCACCAATCTGAGATGCAAAACATGTTTGTGGTGTAGAGATTACTTCATCATCCACGCCAACACCACACAACTCAAGAGCCAGATCAATCGCAGATGTGCCCGAGTTAACAGTGACAGGCTTCGTATTTGTCTTCAGTTCTTTCTGTAGCAATTCTTCAAATAAATCTACCTTTGGTCCCTGCGCGATGAATCCAGAATTCATAACATCTTTAACAGATTTAGACGCATTCTTTGACATTCTAACTTTAAACAGATTAATCATTTTTCAATATACCTTCCAAATATTTACTTTCAAGACTCAGAAGACCCTGATATCTCGTCTTTATCTTTTTTGCTGGACAACCAGCATACACATTCCAAGCGTCTAAACTCTTATTCACTAATGACATTGCACCAACAGAACAACCAGTATCAACTCTTACGCCAGGCAACAGGACTGAGTTAGCACCTATAATGGAATGTTTACCAATATAAACTACGCCAGATATGATGTTCTTATATTCTAAGGGTATGGTAGAATTTGTCAAGTAGTTCCCACCATAATCATCAGACATACTATGTATTTGAGTGCCAAATGCTAGACCGCTAAAGTCTTCCATGATAATGCCAGCGCCAGCGCCGAGATGACAATGAGAAGCAATATGGATATGAGAACCTAAAGTCAAGAACCCAGTACCCGATGCAATGATAGATGTGAATCCATCAATACGGACATTATCACCTATAGAGATATTTTCTACACCAACGACGATACATGTCTTGTGAAGCTTTGATCCAATTCCTACTTTCTTGAAACCAAGATTCAAAAGTTCTTCACGCTCATAGAATCCAGCGTTTATCATTCTACGAATCCTACATCTGGAAAGTACTTTAAGAATAGATCGTTGTCGTTGTCTCTTTTAGTTTTGATTTTACTCTTAATCTCATCAAAGAAATTCCACGCGAGAGGAACAAATACTACCTTATCAGATGGACTCAATGTAGAAAGAATATCAGATGATACGATTGGAATACTTGAACCAGGTGTGTAGAGTCCTTGTTTCAGAGGATTATCATCAATGATATAATCCATTTCAACAAAAGAGATTCCTGCATAGTTAAGCAATGTCATGCCTTTTGCAGCAGCACCATAACCAATGATCTTGTATTTTGTACTTTTAGCCCTATCAATAGCGTCTTTAAAATCATGAGCTACACTGCTACACTCACAAGCATATTTCTCATAGGTAGAATCTGTCAGTAGACCTGCTTTGCGTTCCATATCAATCAAGTTCTCAATATTAGCCGAGCGTGAAGCATATTTAGAAATAACAAAAATGTAACTATTTCCGTGAAGAGGACACTTGATCACATCAATAAGATTGAGACCTGCTCTCTTACATAGTTCATTCATTGAGTTGATATTATAGAACGAGATGTGTTCGTGATAGATGGTATCAAACTCATTATTACGAATCATATCGGCCTGTGAAGTCTGTATGAACAATAGTGAGTTTCGTGCCATAACATCTTTAGCATTCTTTAAGAAAGTTAAAGGATCATAGTTGTGAGCAAACACGTTTTGAGCAATGACGATAGCATACATACCAGCAGTCTTTACAAACGACTCGTCAAAATATCCAACGTGGATATCATGCCCCTTCGCGCGTGAAGTTGCTGCTAGGTTCTCAGCAGGATCCACGCCATATGTTTCAGTAGTATCTGAAATAAAATAGTTAAGCTGTGAACCATCATTGCAGCCAATATCTAATACAGTATCAAGAAACTCATTTGATAATGCCTCAAAATACTCCTTCGAGTACCGAGCGAACCATTCAAAGTGATCGTTCATGGTTTTGGACGTACCAGACACATACAGATAATCTTTGAACATCAAGTCTGGATTAACAGCATGTGTTAACTGAACATGATAACAGTTCTTACAAAGATTGATGGCCAAAGGAAACATCTCTAACCACTCAGACTTATCTTTGCGATAGCTATTAGCAAGAGGTTGAAAGCCAAGATCGAGGGTTAGCTTAAGATCACTAGAACCACAAGCTAAACACTCTTTCAATTCAACATCATTCTTCTCTACGAACATCATTACAATTCGATCCATTCCTTATTAGCAAGTGACCAATCAACTACTTCCTTTATACGATTTTCAAGTGTGAACTTTGGTTCCCAACCAAGCTCACGCATGTAGTCACCAGACAATGCATAGCGAAGATCATGACCAGGTCTAGATGAATGGAAATCTACCAATTCATAGACGGGCTCTTTACCTACAGCATTAGCAATGTAATTAACTAAAGATAGATTGTCAATTTCTTCTTTACCCACAACATTGAACTTAGGACACTTGGCACCACCAAAGTCCGGCTCATAAATCTTCTTAAGCTGATCTTCATTTAGATGAAGCAAGAAATACATAGCATCGGCTACGTCTTTACCGTGAACATAGAATCGTGAACCAGGAACAGTCTTGGTATGATCCGAGTGAATGAAAATCTTCTCACCATCACGAATCTTACGAATACACATAGGAATGAACTTCTCTGGATGCTGACGCTCACCGAAGACGTTCATAGTATGTGTGACGAAGATAGGAAGCTTGTAAGTGTTCTCATACGCAACGCAGAACTCTTCGGCTGCGGCCTTAGAAGCTGAGTAAGGATTAGTTGAGTTGTAACGATCACGTTCCTTGTATGCAATACCGGGAGGTGCAATACCAAAGATTTCATCAGTGCTGAAATAGATTAGGCGCTCAAGGTTCTTTAGTGTTCTCGCATAGTTTAGTAGATGAACAGTACCAATAGTATTGTCCATAACAAATTCCATAGGATGAGAGATAGAACGATCAACGTGAGATGCCGCTGCCAAATGAAGAATGATATTCACATCGCCAATTAGATTGCGATTGATATCTGCAATCTCAGCACGTAGATCATGCCAAACAATCTTTACTCTCTTACGTACTTCTGGTGGATAACGCTTAACAACATCATCTAATCTATTAAGATTGCCTGAGTAGTCCAAACGATCAAGAGAAACGATTTCCCAGTCTGTCTTTTGTAGGAATAAATCTATGATGTGATGACCAATGAAACCTGCGCCACCTGTGATTAAAACTCTCTTGCTCATAACTACCTCGCTATCTTAAATTTTCTAAATGTCACTTGAGAATCAATAAACTGCCAATCTTCTCGCTTGTATTTATCTCGCATAATTCTAGGGTATACTTCGCTTATCATATAGTTCATTTCTTTCATTGCTTCTGTTTGGTCGTAGTATGACGGCTTGATATGATTTGGCGGATGATACATACTACCAGTGTGAAAAACATATCCAGGAGTTTGCAAAACTTCAGAGAACATCTTATCTACTCCCCAACCAACATCAATGTTTAGTTCATTGAAGAAGTCTAGAATTTTAAAGAACATATCGTTTCTAAAAACAGGAACACCCATTTCAATAAAGTTTGTTTCGGAAAAATCACATTCACTATCAAATGCACAGCACTTGTAAGATGTGCCTTCAATTATCGAAAGCTGCCAAAATGGCAAATTAAATTGTGTTGCCAATTCAAAAGCAGTGTTATAACTTTCAATATCTGTGACTAGATCATCATCAATACAGCCAATGTACTTGTACTTTGAGAAATCAAACATTTTAGGCAGTTCACGAATGATCTGCCACTTATGACCTTTCATGTGTAGGATATGATCATACGTATTTGGTTCTGGTACATAATCGTTATATACAACCACAAGAGTTTCATAATTGCGTTTGGCTCTGTCAGTATATCTCCAATGATTTTCTTTATCAAATCGTTCTTCAAAGATCAGTGGAATACCAACTGGTGTTATTATAAGATTATCAGCCATTAATCACACCTTTATAAACATTCTTATTAAACCATCCACGAAAACGATCCATATCTAGGTACTTGTTATATGGTTCTTTCCAACTGTGGAATAGATTTTCCATATACATTTGCTCATATAGTTCTGGCGTTGTATCTACTTCAACAATTGCTTCGAAGAAAGCATCATCATCTTGATAGTCGTGCCAGTTTAGAAAAGCCTTTGTATTGAAATCACAGTCAATCGTTGTACTGCCCCAATAGATAGGAACTGTTCCATACATATATGCCTCATAAAGCTTTTCTGTAGCATAACCAGCATAACTGGAATTTTCAAAGCAAAGATTGAACTTATAGTTGTTCAAAAATTCCATCTTTGCTTTTCCAGAGTTCTCTCCACGTTCTAAGATGTATCCTACATTATTAAACAAAGGACCTGCGCTGTCAACCTTTTTATATTCATTCAGTCTTTGAAAGAAGTAATTTCTCTTCTCACAAGCACCATTCTTTACCACAAAGGAACAAAACTTGTCCTTAAACTTTTTTATAAGATCGAATGGATCTCTATTTAAAGTTTTGGTATTCATAACATCACCTCTCTTTTGATTGAGATGATCGTATAGAACGTAAAGTGGAAGTCTATATTGCTGTTCATTATCTACATGATCAAATGAAATGGCATAGTTACAATGATAATTATTTGGTCTTTCGTTCTCACCTGTATAGAAAATCTTGATACACTTCTTATTGTTATAGTTTACATTGTTGTTACCGAAGTTTCTATCGCAGAATATGAGATAGTCAGGATTAATATCATCACGAATGATTTCATAGTCTACTGATAGAATATCTGTAAAGAATATAACAATCGATTCAAACGTGTCTGTGAATCCAAGTCTAAGAATTGGTTTTGTCATTTTCTACCTGCTCTTCAATCCAGTTGTATGTCCAAGTGATGCCGTCCTTCAACGAATACTTAGGTTTCCATCCAAGCTTCTCTTCAATCAATCTGTTATGCGAGTTACGACCACGGACGCCCAGTGGCCCAGGTTGATGAAATATAGCGAGATTCTTGCCACGTATATCCATGACCATCTGCGTTAGTTCATTGATTGTTATCATTTCTTCTGAACCAATATTTACTGGGCCCATAAAATCCGATTCCATCATTAGACGAACAGCATCAATACAATCATCAATGTAAAGGAATGAACGTGTCTGTTCACCATCACCCCAAACACCAACCACTACATCTGCTGTAATAACTTTTCTACATGTAGCCGCAGGCGCTTTTTCTTTACCACCTTTCCATGTACCAAGTGGCCCATAGATGTTATGAAAACGACCGATGCGAACAGGTATACCATAGTTGCGATTGTAAGCCAAATACAGACGCTCACTGAATAGCTTTTCCCAACCATACTCTGAATCTGGATTAGCAGGATAAGCAGAGGACTCCTCACAATTAGGATTATTAGGATCCAACTGATTGTGTTCAGGATACATACATGCCGAAGATGAGTAGAAAATCTTTGTCTTGTTGATCTTGTATGATTCGTTCATATCACGCACAGCATCAAGCACATTGAGATTGATTGTTGCTGAATTATGCATTACATTTGCGTCATTCTCGCCTGAGAAAATATATCCAGCACCACCCATATCAGCAGCGAACTGATAGATTTCATCAAATGGTAAATCAAATTGTCTAGCCCATGTTTGATGAGGTCCACGATTGCTACCTGCCCATCCAATCAACTCTTGAGCATTGATTGGATCACGAAGATCACGAATGACAAAATGATCTGCTTCAGACTTGCCAAATTCAGGATGCTTTAAGTCAACACCACGAACCCAATAACCTTCACGCTTTAGTCTATTGACCATATGATTGCCGATGAATCCACCAGCGCCTAATACTAATGCTGTCTTAGTCATTATACTTCTCCATAATCTTGTCTCTCCAAGCATGAGCCCTGTCATACTGGTGTACAATTACAAACCTATTTCCCTTTTCATTCTCAACATAACCATCAACAGTTAACTTAGGCTGTTCATCAAAATACTTAGTCTGATATAGAATCAAGTTTGTTGGATTCTGCGCTACACTCATGCCGATATCACCAGCGCCAGACTTTACAGCCTCAATTGTTGTGCCAAGCTGAATTGCCCATGCGTCGGAATTGTATGAGAACTTAACAATATCCTTGTATGGCTTCTGTTGAAGAATGACATTGAATACAGCCTGATCAACGATAGGAATAGGTCTGTTGATAGACAATTGGAAAATCAAGAATAACAAATCAGCAATGTACGCAGCTTCGCCCGCAATGGTGCCTACGTTGAAGATCGGATTTGACTTGTATATACTATGGAAGTATGGACCGAAAGCTTCTCTTAGATTGTTATCGCTCCAAGGCTCGTCTTCATATTTCATTCCTTCAGAAGCGACTACGATGGCTTCACGACCAGAGAAGATCATTTCATCCAACCAGACGGAAGGATTCTGTTGAAACACAACATCGCGCGTGTCCGTAGTAATCACAAAGTCATAATGATCAAGGTTCTGTCTGATATAGTTCCAGATGTAAAAGAAGCGTTCTACATGAGGCGCACCATTTGTGTGTGCTGTAAAGTTGCCTTCAGCATCCTTATTGCCATACAACTCAAGGATAACACCCTTGCTTGTCAGCTTATCAATTGTCTCTTTGGTAATGTTTGTTGCGACTAGAACAACATCACCAGCAAAACCAGAAAGCTGAATTGAATTGACCCAATACTTCAATTGATCCCATGTGTATCCAGAAGCACCGCCAATAATTAAATCTTTACCCATATTATATTGCCTTTGTATAAAAATCATCACATCTTGAGAAAGCGGTAAATCTTCTTCTAAATCCATTAGCGGCTAGAAGATTGAATATATTTGTCCTATCTTCATTGATTTGATTATGTTCAACAGTTATATTATGTATATCATATTTCTTCGGCCCATCAAAGAATGTCTTGAGAATATGAAATTCACTGCCCTCAGTATCAATCGACAGATAGTCAATGTTTTCTGGTGCAGAATATTCGTCCAACAAATCGGTAAGTGTGATAGTAGGAACTAAAATAGTCTTGCCTCTATTTCTATTTTCCGTGTGTTCATCTTTTGAAGCAAACTCCTTGATCCCAGAAATATCTGGAGTATCGGAAGCAATGAATTCGATTTCCTTACCTGTCTCAGAGTATACACACTTTTTTGATATATTGCAAGTTCTATTTTTAAAAAGATCATTATGCCATACAGAATTTGGTTCAGCCAGAATACCTTTCCATCCATACTTTTTTTCCAATAGAAGAGAATTGCTTATAATTTTTCCGTCTGTAGCACCAAACTCAACAAAGTATCCATCTCTCTTATACTTTGTTTGGTATAACACGAAAACATCTTGATAGTTCTGTGATAGAGTATCGTTAGCATTCATCAGACAGTGTCCAACAAACTCAAGTTCTTCACTCTTTTTAAGTAGAATGTTTGGTGCTGATTGAACAGTGTATATAAGATTATGTAAAAAGTTTAAATCAACCATGGTAGTTTACCCTTATAATGTTCAAGCTGCTGTTCGTTGCCCTTGATGAAGAAATCAGCATCAGGAGAATTTGGATTTGCGTCTGTTCTATAACAGAGCGTGTGCTTATAACTTGTATCCCATTTAGGATTTTGAGCTAATACACTGTAAAGATATCTGCGATCACCACCCCAACCAGAATGCCAAAAATGACATGTCTTCTGTAAGAATTTTGTATTGAAAGCAAAAGAAGATGTATCAACAAGATACTGAGGATCATTGTGAGAGAAATAGATTGGCCATTTGCCTAGAGCTTCACAGTTATCATCTGCGATATATGTCTTGTCGGGAGAGTATATCTTGCGTAATGAATAAGCGAAATCATTACCTTGATCAAGTACCTCTACAAGAGTTCTCACATGATCTTTTTCATACCAGTTATCTTCATCAAGCAAAAAGACATAATCAGCATTGATTAGATGAGGAACACCAGCATAGATGCGATGACCATAGAAATTGCCACCAGCCTTGCCTGTATTCCAAGGTAAAAACATGAATTGAAGATTCCAATTATCTTTATCTTGATGAACTAGATTTTTATTGAACTGTTCCAGATATTCTTTGGCACCATCAACGACTAAAAGGTGTGTGAGATTTTTATATGTTTGATTTGCAACGCTCTCAACAGCATCGGCAAGTTTAGGGGAACCGATTGTAGGGGTGATAACGACCACAGACTTTTCAATGATGAGTTTCATAATATACCTATAAAAAGAAGAGAGGACACTATTATATAGCATCCTCTCCAGATTGTCAATTATTACTTAAGAGGGATAAGACCCTTGTCTACAAGATAGCCATCTGAGCCGATAGCATCTACACTCTGATATTCTTCCATGAACTTCTTCAAGTTTGGATTAGATTCCATATGTGAAGTCTTGAAGTATACATAGAGTTTGCGCGAGATAGGATACTGACCAGCAGCGATTGCTTCATATTCTGGAACAATGCCGTTAACAGTAGTGCCGCTGATTGCGTTCGCATTCTGCTCAAGGAAAGAGAATCCAAAGATACCTAGAGCCTTAGGATTGGCCTGAATCTTCTGAACGATTAGATTGTCATTCTCACCAGCTTCAACATAAGCGCCATCTTCACGAACAGAATGACAGAATGTCTTTGTGTCTTCCGGTGATGCGATAATGTTGTTCTTCTTAATGACAGACTTACATTCCTTTTCAAATACCAACTCGATAAATGAATCGCGGGTACCTGAAGTTGGCGGAGGACCTAGAACTTCAATCTTGTCAGCAGGAAGATCATCACGAATGTCCTTCCATGTCTTAGCAGTGTTCTCTTTGAAACCACCATCAACGAAAACATACTTGGCTAGAGCATTGTAAATGTCTTCGGTTGTTAAGTTCATATCAACATGTTCCTTGGATGCTGCTAGAACAATAGCATCAATACCAATTTCGATGACTTCTGTTCCCTTAACTCCAGCCTTGGCACAAGCTTCGGCTTCTTCCTTCTTCATCTCACGCGAAGCATTTACAGCATCGGGAGTTTCTGGGCCATCACCAGCACAGAACAACTTAATACCACCACCAGTACCAGTTGATTCAACGATTGGTGCAGATACACCATTCTTCTTAGCAAACTGTTCTGCTACAGCGGTTGTGAAAGGATAAACAGTGGATGATCCAACGACACGGATCTGGTCATTGGTAGCATAAGCAGCACTAGTGCCAAAAGCAAATAGAGCAGCAGCAAGAGCAATCATAGTCTTATTGTTCATAGTATCTCCATGATAAAAACTGAGGGAGCTAATTCTCCCTCAGTATGTAGAGTTATTGGCCAGATAGCCAATCTGCTTCTTCATTAGTATAAGGAGCCATTACCAATGTCTCCTATCATTATAGGACTTGCGGTCCCATTCACGCTGAAGCCATTCTAAGTGAGCCTGATCTGTAGCCTGACAAAGATAGTCATACATGCGATCATGTTCACTTTTGCGAGTGAATAGTTTCTTCAGAAATCTAGTCATTACTTCTCACCATACTTTTCTGATAAGAACTGCTTCGTAGCTTCGCCGTTATGATCAGCAGGCTTTTCACCGATGTTGATCTTCTTCGGCTTCTTATCTTCTGGAATGAAGCGTTCAAGCCAAATCTTTAGCATGCCGTTAATCAAATCAGCATTCTTAATTTCAATTGTATCGGCCAGAGCGAACTGGCGAGTGAAAGCACGTTCTGCAATTCCCTTAAAGATATAATTGTCGTCTGTGTCATTTGTATGAATATTGCCCTTGACGGTAAGTTTACCATCTTCTAACTCAAGTTCCAGATCCTGCTTACCAAAACCAGCAACAGCGATTTCAATAACATAGGTGTTTTCACCTGTCTGTCTGATATTGTAAGGAGGATATGTAGGAATCTTTGGAAGTGTTTCTGACATTTCCGCAAGCTTCTTTAGAATGGGTTCAAAACCAATAGTGGTATTGAAATTCTTAGGAAGAGTGAAAGACATAGGATCGAAAAAGGGGATTTTATTGATAGTCATGTGTTAACTCCTGTTTAGCAAGTTAGTTGTTTAAGTCTTCCCATTCAGGCGAAGACATACATATTTATATCACATCCTATGTCTCATGTCAAGCGTTTAAAAATTATTCTGCGTCAAAGAAGAACATATGCCACAGTCGGCCGTCTTCCATATCGGCACCGAAATAATCACTAGCCGCATGAATGCTTCCAGCATCAAAAATTACCAGTCTATTGAAGATGTTGCCAAAACTATCAACTCTTTCATGTATAGTTCCATCCATAGTAGTTTTTACTCCAGCAAAAACTTCATTAATTCTTGGATCAGAGTTATGATACACTCTTGACTTCTTATGCATAAAGGTAGAAGTACCGCAAGAAGGAGGAGCGTTAGGTGTTAGATAGATCATGGCAGCATACTTCTGTGAATCGCAGTGGTATACAAGCTGTTCTCCACCAATGTTAAGCTGGAATCTGCCATTCATACCATGCTCGTCCCACGCTGTAATCTTCTTTTGCATAATAGATTCAAAAGATTCCTTGATTCCTGGAAATAAGAATTGCTTGACTGTTCTTCTACCAATGAATCCTCTACCGAGACCACCTTGAACATACTCTTGTTTCTGTGCAAACTGTCTAATTACCATCGGATCAGCATAGAAGTTGTCAACAATGAATGATCTTTTATTGAAATTAGAATTGATTGTGAAAGAAGAAATGTCTGTTAGTTCTTTTATCTGATTTCTCTTATACATAACGCCAGTATCAACTCTATGTACTTCAACAAATCCCATGTCCTTTAGAAGATATGGCACATCGGCAACTTCGCCCCAAGTGATATCATCAACAAAGCAATATCCATTAAGTGTGATTTGAGAAGCAAACTTCTTAGCATCTCTTACTGCCTGTTCAGTGTGTTGACCATCAATATGCAGAAAGTCTATGTTTTTGATTTCAGGAACATTATCGCTGGCATCAACTACAGTGATAACATATTTGCTAAGATCAAACTCTGATATCAGATTTTGAAAAAACTCATACTTCTCTTTAAGATCAATTGATCCCCAGTAATTCTCGTTTGGTCCAGAATATCCCTTAATAGCCTCTTCATTTGTCCAAGGATCTATACCATAGACTATGCCCTTTTTGTTGCGTTGAAGAGACATAGCAATAGGCAACAAACTTTTACCAGCATATACTCCAATTTCAACGCATACAGGATTATCAACTCTTGTACAGATTTCTTCTACACAGTCTATAAAGTATCCTGACTTATTAAGTGATGCCCATCCCCAATGAACTCTCTGGTCGTAATCTTCATATGTATTGACAACCTTTATTTTTACATCGTTTATAGTTTCCATAGTATCAGTTAACTCCAATATATTAGTGTCTTTTGAAAAAATGTAATCAGCGGCCTTTTTTGTTTTTCCTGTAACACACGCCATTTTCTTAACAAGCTCAGGATTAACAAGATCAGGATGAACCCACCAGTCTTCAAAGTTCCAGTAACCATCTGGTGAAACATCATCCACTACCAGCATATACCCTTTTGATCTTAGATACTCTCTAGACTTTTCTCTAATCTCTCTCGTCATGTCGGTTCTATAGTCATGCTCATAAGTTATAACTCGAAACTTATACTCATCAAAAGGAATCTGATAAAGGCACTTGAGAGTGTTAATGGGAGGATCAATATCCATTTGTAGGTAATCTATTACCTTATCCTCAAAATTGTTTTTCAACAACGATCTGTAATCTGTAGTGATAGCATCTTGATTGTATAACGCTGTTCTTGGTCTAGCTTTTCTATACGATTCAGCATACTTTTCGTCTAGTTCAATCGATACACCTTTCCAGTTAAAATCCTGTTCAAGCGTTGCAGTATTGTTGCCCCAATAAGGATCACAACCACCAACTTCAAGAAAGGTGCCGTTTCTTTTGCCATCAAGAACAGACAGGATAAACATGTCTTGATATACTTGAGCATAGTTGCGTTCAATTTTTTCAGAACCAGGAAATTTGTGTCGCAAGTTTTCGTGGTCTTTTTTAAAGTATGGCGTGAAGACAACAGTTGCTGGTCCGCTGCCAAAATCAATCACTTTCTGCCCTAGTAGATTTTGATGATATTCATCCATATTCTTATAGTGATGATCAACAAGATATTGAAGTTCTCTGCGCGATTGATTGTTTTTACCTAGCCACCAGCCTGAACGAGCTTTCGTAAACAGAAGACCCCAACCTGGACTAAATCCTACACCAAGATCCTTAAGGTCTTTTTGTTTAATTTCCATTTCATGACCGAGACAGGCATACATATAACTTTCGCTATACTGCCCATCGTTTTCTTGCTTTTTGGCAATAAGATGATATGCTTCTGGGCGTTCTGGCATCCAGGCAATCGCAGCACGATACATGTCTCTAGTAGTATTTGGCCTATTGCCTTGTCTATCAAAACAGTTAGCTATACGAACAAGACATTCATATGCCATCAATCTTTCATCTGTTCTTTCTGCCGCGCGAAGCAAATATGATACAGCAGCAGCAGTATGACCAATTCTTTCATACTCACACCCTAATTCATAATTGAGATTTGGATCTGAAGGATCGTTAATGTATTTTAAAAGTGTATCATGTAAGTTATCACGCATTTAACATATCCTTCACAACCATTTTAGGCAATCTAATAACATAAGCAGCATTGTCTTGGAATCCAAATGAGATAATGAGATCATTACCTTGTTCTGCAAGACCAGCCGCAAATTCTATCTTAGCATCTAAGAAAGAGAACAATTCAGTTTTCGAGATGACTCTATAATCTTTTGACCAGTAAATGAATCTATGACGATATGTGCCATCTTTTTTACCCAGTTCACTTGAATGGAGAAATGTTTCGTGAATGAGCATGAGATAGCCATCTTCAAAAGGAATAATTTGACCGCTACCGCGTTGATCACTATTAAAAAAGTATTCGTTGCCGAGATAAACTTGTTCGCAAGTTTTATTGATCGGATCAGCTTTTACAATCTCAACAGGATTACACCACTTCCAATAGTGATAGGGCTTATCAAGAATAGGCATCCAGTTCTTTTCACAATATGAATCATCATTAAAAGGTGCTGGGATTCTAAATCTTGAAACTTCTTTAACACTGTCTTCTGATATTTCCAATTCTGATAATTCCATACGACCTTCACCATTCGTCTTAGTGTCACGGCGAACGCCAGAAATATATATTTTGTTATCCCATCTCACAATCCGCGCATCTTCAAGCCCAACAAATTCCCATACTGGTTGAACATCAAGTTTAGATGTGTCAACTTTATGAAACCACTTGGTGGTTAGATCATCATTGAGTTCACCAAAATAGTTTGTTGTTGTTAAAGTTAAATCATTTTCGGGATTGAAATAAAGGAGAGGTCCATATGGATGCTCATGGATACCTAACTCTGAACTATACAACGTATATTGGCAATGTCTTAGATTGAAGTACAGTTTGCCATTATCATTATAAATGCTCGGATTGAATAGTCCAGTTCCATTTGTCATTTCTGATGGAATAATGAGTGGTTGAATTTTACCACCCGCGTCTAACGCTGCTTTTGCCAAATGTATCATACTGTATCATCACCTTAGTAAATTATAATTATTCTGCTATTATATAGCAAACGTTCAGGAATGTCAAGTTTATACGTTTATAATATCTCTACAAGTACCAAACTTTTCATACTTAGAGGAGATGAAGTAATGACAGTTAAATTAACAACATTGTTCTGTGATCTGGCTTCTTCAACAAGCACATTTAAATTATCTTGAGCTGCTTTAAGTTCAATTATCCATTCTTCTTTTGTCATATTATTTCCTTATCTCTTAATAGTTGTTTAAGCTCGTTAAGTTCTCTAGTAGTATCATTTAGAGCCTGAACTAGTAAAGGCGTAATTTTATTCCATTTGATAGTTAAATAATCTGATTCAGTCTGTGTTCCATCTGGATTAACTTTGTTAGCAGACTTATTTACTGAAACAGCGTCTGGTAATACTTTTTCTACTTCCTGAGCAATTAGACCAATTTCTTCTTTTCCTGGTTTCACTTCATTACAAAATTCACTGACTTTATCATTCCAATTGAATCTATACGCAGACAACTTAGAAAGAATCTCATTTGCTTCTTTTCCAATTGGTTTGATATTTTCTTTTAGTCTTTCATCTGACCAGTAAGCGGTAATATCTCCTGGAACATATAAAGATCCGCCAGAAACATACATTCTCCATCCTACACCATTATAATGAAAACCGTAACTATCTGTATTCATCATCAATGAAGTAGTAGAATCGTAGAATTCAAGTCCGGCCCAACCATTTCTAGCGCCTCGGACTCTCCATGATCCGTAAGTAGCATCGTTGGGATAGAAATGTGCGTTATTCA